CAGAATGAGGGCTAATGCCATGATGCGTTTCAGGTCTTTTCTACTTCTGTAGGCGGTGACCAACTGAGGTAGGGAGCCAGCCTGGTGGCGACTGTAACTCTCAGATGTTCCCCTGTTTCCAAATCCGTAAAGATTTGAACCAGTGTCAATTTATCTCTAGAGACTAATGGCAAATATCCCCACGTTGGGATCATTTGTCTTTCCTTAGGTCGTTCATCATTTTCATGTATAGCCAGCAGAAGCACCATCCCATGATGAAACTGATAACGAATTGGGTATCGCTCATGCCCAGCCCCTAACAACGTCAAGTCCAGCCTGTGTGATGGCGCACACAATGCCCTGAGAGCCTGTTGAGAGCGTTCTACGGATGCCAAGGTCGTGGATTAGACCCGCAGTGCGCAAATCGCTGCAGCGCTTCCAATAGCCTTTGATTTCGTGGCCTTGGGCTGATGCTCGAAGGGCTGCTTCCTCATCTGTGAGGCCGAGTACAGCATCGTTGTAGATAGCCAGGAGAATGGCGCGATGGCTGCCAACTCTCATGGGGCTAATCTGGCGCGATGTTTCAGGGTCTGAACTCCTGAACAACGGTAAGTCAAAAATAATCTTTTGCATGTGTTTCCTTTGGTTGGGTCATTTGAGTGACGTTGGTTACTTTACACAAATGGCGATGTCAGTGGTGGATATCCCAATGGAAACAAAGATACCCACCACCTAGCCCCAGCATCGCTCAAACAATGGCTGGGAGTTTTTTACGGGAATACGGGTGGTTTGTCTCCACAGACGTACTGCCAGTGCCATGCTTCAAACTCTGGCGATTTGGGGTCTGAGCCTTGAAGGTAAAAACCATATTTGGGGGCGTTGGCACAGAGCCAGTCAAAACATTTGCCACCCATAGAGACCAGTGCGCCATCTTTGTCGTAGCCCACATCAATAGCCAAGCCAAAACCATGATTTGATGTGCCAGGCACTCCGCTTGGAGATTTGCCTGGTTTTAGGTACCAAGTTTTGTTTTCGTATTTGCGAGTTACTTGTGGTGTACGGCCTAAATCTTTCAGGCTGTAACGATCATTGAACATGGCTAGTTGCCTATCAAATGGGCGGTAATCACCGACGTTGCGAAGTTTGTAACCAGCAGTCAAGCAATCGGCATAAAGTTTGTTGAATGCCAATGCTGCACCTGTCCACATTTCGCCACCTGTTTTGACCTTCTTTAGCATTGCTGGCGTCAGGTTGCCGTTGCCAACTTTGGCAACTTCGGCAGGCAGAACCATTTTTTTGTATGGATAAACCTTCGTCATAGCGGTGGGTCTTTCGGTTTGTCTTTGAGGCCGTTACCAGCAAGCAAACCAATGAGGCCACCTGCAAGAGTCATGAGCATTGGCGAAAGAATTGCCCAGGCTTCAGAGTCATTCGGTGCTTGCTCAGTTGGTTGTACTACAAAGAGAAGTCCGTAGAGCAGTGCAACGATTGAGAATAGGAACGCGCTTGAAAGGCACACGCCGACAACAAGAATGAGTCGCGCCTTGATTTGTTCGTTGCTAAGTCTTTTTTCTAGTTTCATCCGCATTTGCTTTCCGTAAATGATATTTCAGTTGTGTCAATTGTTTGGCAATTGTGACGTACTCGATCACCGCAAGCGGTCAATGATGTCAAAAAGACCAATAGAACTAGGGTTTTTTGCATTACGCGGCTTCGTAAACAATAGACCATTGAAAAGCGTCATTTACACTAGGAACTACAGGAGTTGTTGCGTTGATTGCGTTTCGTTGAAGATAAGCCGCGCCTGAGTTGTAAACAACTGCTCGCATTGTACTGGCAGCAATTGCCCACAATCCGCATTCATAATATGCTGTGGGCGACGATTTGACATATTGAGCAGTTGCAGCAATTATTGCGGTTGTGCCATAAAAAGCATTTGGGGCGACAGGGAAGTTGAAGTCAAGATTCGCTCCAGATGTAGAAGTTGAGCCCAAAGTAAAAGTTCCACGGTAAAAAACAAATTTTCCAATTTGAGAATATGATGCGGTGACTGTTCCATTACCAAGACCAAAACCACTAACGGTGGGCGTAAAAGGTATTGCAGCCCCTGCTTGTGTCGGCTCAAAATAACTTACTCCAGCACTCAAAAAATAAAGAATGCCTGATTGAAATTGAGACAATGTAAGACTGCTTGCACTTTGCACCGTCGCGGTTCCTGCTGTAATAGTGACAACACTTGCCGACAAATTTCTAATTTGTAATTTGTCACCTGCCGAAAATAAAGATGTATTGACTGTGACGGTACTAGCCCCACTGACGTTCATGTTTATTGTGGTTCCAACATCGGCTGCTACGAGCGTATAACTTGCAGTTTTTGTACTAACTGTTTGGTTGTAGTCGTTCTGTTGAAGCGCAAGTTGTTGCGCAGCAGTCAATATTTGTCCCGCTACAAAATTTTGTAATGCCATGTTGTGTCTCCTTTAGAAACTTAGAAGGTTAGATGTGGAAAGAGTACCAAAAATGGCATCATTCAGGGTGAAATAAGCGTTTGAATCGGTTGATTCAAAAGTGTAAGAAACAACGTGATTGCCAGGTGTGATTGTATGGTTCACGCCTGAAACAATCAAGGTTTGACTATCGCTCGAAGGTGTTCCTGTCACAAAATTTTTCACCACTGTGCAGATGCTGGTCAAGTCAAGGCTAAGTGCAATGTTTTGCTGGGCCGTTGTCATGGCTGAAAGTTGTGTTTGCAAGCCATTGAATCTAAGAATTGGGTTTTGATATCGGCCCAAAAGGTAGTTGCCTAGTGCTGCTACTTCTGTGGTGGTGCTGTTGAGAAGGTCTAGCAGGCTGTATTGCTGTGCTTGATATTGGGCAATAGATGTGGCGTTGCTTGTTGTTTGGATGGCCCCTGCAGGTGATTGGGTGTTGATGTAGTTGTAAAGCAACTCGTCGCCGTATTGGTTCATGAGCGAATTGAATGGCAGTCCTGTGCCGTCGCCGTTGAAAGTTGCCCCTGAGACAGGGTTCAAAACACTAGACCTGCCCTTGAAGGTAAGGGTGCCGTTAGCAGACACAAAGAGATAGCCCTGCTCTGATGTGTTGATTTGTTGCAGATAGTTGAGGCAGTTTGTGTCTTGGGCAATAGCAAAGGCACCCAATGTGGATGAACCTGTATCAATTGCTCGTGCGCCTGTGTAGTTGATTTCGCTGTAGTTCAGCACGTTGTTGATTCGGGCACCAGTTTTTTCTGCTGATGGTGTTACAACATTGATTTGCTGGTTTGACAAAACAGTAAAGGCATCAGCGCATTGCACTGTGGCGGTGTCATTGAAACCAAGATCATAGTTGATGTCCCAATCTGTGACTAGACCTGTGTAGATAGGGATGCCGTTGGCAAGTACCTGAACTGGCAAACGCGGAACAACACCAGTCTGCTGAGTACTGCCACCAATCCAATACGGTGATGACTGGTTCAACGGGTCAAAAATGCGTGTCTTATTCCAAAGATTGATTTGTGCGCTGCCACAGTTGAACTCATCAAGTTGACGTGAACGCCCACGGGTAATTGAAACAGATTGCACATAGGTTGTGACGTCAGCAAATTGGATTCCACCTAATGTGCCACGGCCTGCAGTATCTAGTACGCCATAAAACGCATCATCAAGTTGGAAGTTTTGCCCAAACCCTAAAGTGGTTTGAAACCCAATAAGAACTTGGAGAACAGGCTGGCTCATACGCTTACAAACACCTGACCAGATAAGCGTTCTGCAGCCTTGATTGCTTCAATGATTTGACGGCCTACAGTGGCAGGGTTGCTGACCAGTCCAGCGTTCACAGTGATCTGATAGTTATTGGCTTTCTTTAGTGCAGCCTCACCTGCTGCAACATTGCCACCAAAAAAGGAACCTGCAGCAACATTGCCAAGAGATTGACCTGCAGAAGCGATTTCTGCCAGTCCTTGATTGAGAGAAGCCAGGCTCAGTGATCCTGTCCCTGCAACCATCTCACCTGTAACTTGTGCGCCAGCAACAGGGCCAAGGTTTAGCAGTTGCGATAAACCATCTTGTGTCAGCCCACGAGTGGCAAGTGTGGTCAAGTTGGTTGCAAATTCTTTGGCTTTGGCAATCTGATCTGCAAACACTTGACCGTAGTTTGATTTGGCGCGGGTGGCTTGTGCCGTGGTGACGTTGTTTTCAGCGTCTGCAACTTTTTGAAGTGCGGTTGCATATTGTTCAGCATCGTCTGTGGGATTCAATTTTGCAAGGTCTGCATA